TGATATAATTTATTTGCTCCGTGGCAAGGTCCAAATCCTAGCCAAAATCCACTCATTGCATAGAATTTATTAAAACTTACTTCACCATTTGCACCTGGAAAATTTCTCCAACCTGATGTGGATGATGCTGTCCAATTTTCTCCATTATATAATTTATATTCAATATAAGCATCAGAATAATATATGTCAGTTCTATTTGTTTCTATTTTATTATCTACTATTGGCATTCCACCGCCATAATTTTCAGATCTTTCTGGATCTATAACTCCTTGAATACTGTATTGAAAATCTAATCTTTTCAATAAAGTTTCTGCTAAGCAACTGATCTTTTTATCACTGAATGGTGGGAATAATGGTTTTTCACATTCACCACAACTTGGAGCGTAGTTAAACCCCTGGGTATAGTCTGCACACCCCGCTCCCTCTGATGTACATTTATTATAAGTTGCATCATAACCAGGATCTTTATGTGCTACAGTTTTTATTATATCTTGTTTTTGTTTTTCACTGTTTATAATAACAGTACCATCAGAAGGATCTATTCTTGTTTTAAATACAGGAGTAGTTTCTTCTACTATAACATAGAATGTTGATAAGTCTGTTGCCATATTATCTTGTAATTGCTGGAGTTACTATAAATCTTCCCTGAAGCACTCTAAACACAACTATATTTCTATCTAATCCATTTGAAATGGTTTCAAAATTTACAGTTTGACCTTCATTTGGTAATTTAAAAAATATAAGTTCTAAATCATAAAGATAATTACCATAATTTATTCTTCTTGTAATAAATGATGATAATGAAATTTTAATATTTGGTGTTGTTAAAGCAACAGCAGCACCTTCTGGTTTTCCGTTTGATAAACTTAAATCTATAGCATTTGAACCCAGTGGATTATAACTTTCACCGAATAGAGATACTGGTCCAGAATCTGTTAGATCTATTGGGTTTAGTTCTACAATGCTTGCGTTTACTGAATTTCTAACTTGCATCTTGGCAAATACGCCGCATATGCCAGGTCGTGTGTTGTTTGTTAATTCTTCTTCAAACCCAACAGGGATTGCAGTTATTGACGGTGCTCTAGATGGAGGTGTTGTACTATTTAAATTTACAATAGTATTGGAAATATCTTTAAACTTTAATTTTAATTTAAAACTAGAACCTTCTTCAATTTTTATATCATAATAGGCTGCTGGCATCGAAAGGTTTACCTCCTGTAGGATCTGCTTGTGGTGCTACCGTATTTATATCACCTTGTGGGGCAGCTTCACCCCCACCCATTCCGGGTTGACCCATTCCTTGTCCTTGTGGAGATAAACCAGCAGCCATAGCAGCTTCTTGTTGTTTTTGCATTTGTATCATTTGTTCTTCATTGATTTCACCATCAATTTGAGCAATATCTCTATCAGTTTGTCTTAGTAGATTCTTTCTTAACCATCTATCAGAATAGAATTTACCAGAATAATCTGCTGCATCTCTTAGAATTGCTATACGATCTTTCAAGATTTCTGCTTGTTTGGATTCTGCAAAATATGAATCCGAAGCGTATTTGAAAGCAACATCTTGTTGAATCATTTTCCAATCTTCATCACTCATTACTTGTTTTGCTAAAAGTTGTGTTCTTAAGAAGTTTAGGAACAATTCACTAAATTTCATACGAAGTCTATTGATGAATTTTGAAAACTTTAATTCATCTCTACTTATTTCAGATGCACGACCCATATTGAATCCATTTTCTGATTCAATTCTACTGATTGGTATATTTAATGCTTTTAATAATTTCTTTTGGAAATAAAGAACATCTTCCATCTCACCAAGGTTTTGACCACCGGGTAGTGTTGAAATTTCTGTTCCTTTACCACCTTCACGACGAGGTAGCCAATAATCTTCCAACATACTCATGTGTTTACGATCATCACGAATTTCTCCGGTGTTTGCATCGTAAACAAGTTTGTTACGGAATCTATTCATTTGATCCCGCATATATTGTTCTGCTTTATTCTTTGGCAAGGAACCAACATCAATATAAAATACACGACGCTCTGGTGCTCTTGCCCAGCGATAAATTACTGTAGCATCTTCAACCATTCTTAATTGATTGAGTGGCTTAATTGCCTTGTGTAGATAGCCAACTATTCTTTTACTAGAATAGTCATATAACCCAGAATGAACATAGTTAATACTATCTACAGATATTCTTAATCCTTTTGTATCATATGGATTTAATTTTTCATAATTAGAAAATACATAATATTCTCTAACATCTTTTATAAGAGGAATATTTCCTACAGATGCATCCTTTTTAACTTCTCTAATTTTCTTTATCAGTAATGGATCTATAAGACGAATTTCCTTTAACCCCATTGTGCTATCATCATGCAAAATATGATGGTAGTATATTCTACCATCAATATACCATTTTCTAAAAATTTCAATTCCTTTTTTATTAAAGTTTAATAGTTGTAATATTGTTTGAAACTCTTCAAACATTATATCTTTAATTTCATCTGGAATATTAACTCTATCAAGATCGAGTTCAACTATTTTTCCAGTTGCATCTTCTGTTATTGCATCATTACAAATATCATCAATTGCTGCGTCTAATTCAGCATGTAATGACATTTCTCTATATTTTCTTATAAGTTCTACATCACCTTTTAGGGTTCCATCTAAATCAATGTATTGTCCTTGAAAGCCTCCGCCTTCAACAATACTAGAACCATCGTCCATTGCCTTTGGGACAAATGATTCTAGTTTGTTCGACTCTTTTTTCTTGCCAAATGAAAACCCAAATAACTCAAAAGCCATAATAAATATCCTTTTCTAAAAATAATGAAGTGGATTTAGAAACTAATTCCAAAACCAGTTCCATTTGCTGTCTGGATGCCGAAGGAGTTGCTTTGACTACTATTACCAGCAGTATTTATACCGAAGGATGTACCACCAGCGGTCTGTACACCGAATGAGAATCCGTTGTTTGACTGTGACTGGTTGTTTACTTGTGGACCTACACCTGCAACATTTGTTGCACTATTAGTTTGATATGGTGAAGAACTTGTCACGAAATATGAATATTTGAATGTTACTTGGAAATCAGAAACTGTATCATTTTGATCGTAGCCTAATTGAATTTGTGAAACTAATTCTGGCCACATATCAAAAAACTGATACCATTTTACTACTCTGTAGTTTCTATCCAATTGTGAAACTGTAGCAACACCGAATGCTGCTCTTGGATTTGGATATTGTGTAGAGTTTCCTGCATGAGTATTAAACAATTCATTCCACAATTCAAATGTGTTTCTCAATGTCATATTTTGATCATTGATAACATCAATAGTCCAATCGTCATATTGACGATCTCCTGGATAACGAGCCATACGACCTAAGTATGGAACATTTATTTCACCAAGATATGATTGTGGTAAAGTTGCTGCTTTGCAAAAGAATTGTAGATTTGGAATAGGACCAACAGGACAAACCAAATTTACAGAGTAAAGATTTGGTCTTGAACCGCCGTCGAATGCGGACATGAACGAATTGATTGAAGAGTCAGCCATTTTTTATTTTCTCCTTGATACCTCTATTTATGTCCCTTTTTTTAATTATCCACCGAATTCTGCAAATGTAACACCTGTAGGTGTTGCAACGAAATTGAGTCTTATGAAGTTGATGCTTCTTGCTGGTGCAACGAAGATATCTGCTACGAATTGATTTTGATCAATTACAGAAGGTGTATTATTTGATTCATCGCATATGATTGCATATGAACTTACACCTCTCTTGCCCTGTACTTCTCGTAAGAATGGTTCTACGAGTTGACGGAATTGTGCTCTTGTAAATGAATCGTTGAATTCGAAGAGTTGGAACTTAGCAGCAGTTGCAATGGTCTTTTCTAGAACATTGAAGAGTCTGCGTACATTGATTCTATCGAAAGCACTTGGTTTAGTTTGTAGTGTCTTATCACCAAAGAGGATTGCTCCTGATCCTTGGAAAGATACAACAGGATTAATAGCCATTGAGTACAACTTATCCCTATAATCCTTGGATGGATTCCAAACCAACTTAACTATATTGTTAATACGACCGCGATCATAACCTGCTGGTGAATACCAAGGTTCCTTGGTGTTATCTGTTCTTACACAGCAACCAGCAATATCACCACAGAGCGGGACATAAATGAATCTGTCGTTATATCTGTCGTATTGATATTTTGCATTTCCATCCATTACACCATATGAAGATGAACCGATTGTTTCTCTATATGCTTTTAGTACATCTACAATATCATCATCTGTAGTTGCAGATCCTAATTCAGTAACTATATCTAGTGGTTTTGCAGAAACAAATGCGATGCAATCTTGTCTATCGGATGCAAGTTCTACTATTCTTTTTGCATTTGTTGCATCCATATGACCTGCAATCAAAAGAGAAACATCAACATCTTCTGTATTACTAAATTGGTCTATAAATGTATCTGCTTTGAGTGTAAAGATATCATCTAGATCGTTTGTTGTTACTGGTAGAGTTTGACCTCTATTATTCATTAAGTAATACTTTGAATATAATATTTCGTATGGTATTGCAACACCAGTACTTGAATCATATCCAATTTCGCTGCCCCATGATCTTTGTGTACCTGCTTGATTTACATAATATCCTGCTTGATCATTTGAAGAAGCACCTGGATGTTCGCCGCACCAAATATATCCTGACTTATTGTTAATTACATTTCTATAATAAATTGAAACACCGGATGCATCTTTTGCATCTGATGCTTTTGATAGATTTGGGAATACTTCTAAAACTGTTCCCTTTTGACCAGTGAATAGACCAAGTTCATCAACAATGATAATGTGGATTTCATCATCAACATTATCACTACCTGTTAGATTTTTTGCATAATCAGATGTACCGGGTACACCTAATTTATCAACCCATGTATCATAAAATGCAGTTGCGATTGCATCTGTTGTGTCTGGATCTTGTTGATCTATAACTATAACACCAAGGCTGTTTCCTATGAATCCTGGATATTTTGCAGCAAATCTCCAATTACAACCTGAACCAATTGCTGCTGCTATGACCTGTCTTTCATAATCTTCTTTATTTAAAATTGGTGTAACATCACCAGCACCGCAATCGGTTGCATTTAAAGCATTATCTTGTTTTGCTCTTACTACAGTTAATGCACCGCCGTAAGATAAGAAGTTAGCAGCGACGAACCAATCTATTGAATAAAACACATCAGTTGTGCTTCTAAATGGTTTACCAAAGACATTTTGTAACTTCTTTTCTGAGTCAATGAAGACTTTTTGATTAACTGGACCCCATTGAAATACACCGACATAACCTGCAGGGGTTGTTGCAATTTGTGGAATTATGCTGGTTAAGTCAAATTCTTTAATTTCTACGCCAGGACTTAATTGGAATGCCATTTTTCTCTCCTTATTCGCCTATTTTGGTCTAAGGTTATGTATAAAAATCATTATTTCTATTTAAATCTTCTTTCCAGACCGTCCCTGATGTGTCTATTTCTTCACCCTGATACATGATACCATCATCAACTACCCCAAACGGAGTCATTTCTTCTTCTAATTGTTTCAATTTTTCATCAAATACGGTTTTTCTAATATCCATATTTGTTAAATCTTTAAAATAGTTTTGAGTGGTTAACCAACCAAATAATACCATACACATAACAAGATCATCGTTATGACCAGAATCTGCCTCAAACGAATTATTTTTTGCAATAAATGATACCAATTCCTGTATTATATCATAGTCTGCAATGAGCAACTTATTG